TAGACGTATTCCCGGACCTTCCGCCCCCCGCGCTGGACAAACAACACGACACTGCCAACCAGTTGCGCCTGCTGCCGTGCGCTTCCGAACCCGGTCTTCCGCTTGGCGACGGGCGGGTTGGCCTGCGTGATAACTCCTCCGGCGGCATCCAGCAGCCACTCGTCTCCCTCGGTGCCGACAATCAACCCATCCACACTGGCCATCCACGCGATGGGGTTGGCCTCCTGCGCGGCAATCGTGACCGAGTAAGCGGCGTCCTCGGCGTCGATGGTCTGGAAGTTGTTCCAGTCATTGATGGCGCTTCCCCAGATGGTCTGCGGTTGCGCGGCGGTTCCGGCAAACGTGAGACGCTGCTGGTGGAGGGCAATGGCGGATGGGTATCCCCTGCGCACGCTCCACGCTCCCTCCCGCCAGCGGGCGGTGGCCGTGCTGGCGAACGGCTCGGAAATCACGGTGACGGCGCACTGGGTGGCGCTGGTTACGCTGTCCACGCGGACAAGGCCGTGGAGTTCCACGTCCACTGGTTCGATGATTGCCCTGGGCGAGACTGTACCGAATCCGCTTCCGGTGTACCGCAAACGAACCTTCGTGAGCCGCTCAAAGCGACCGTTGGCTGTGACGTTCCGGTCTTTGGTGGAAGTGTAGCTGCGCAGCACCTGCCACTGGTTGTCCTCGTCGAGGGTTTCCACGTAGAGCGTTCCTGACCAGTCTCCGGTCGTGTAGAGATCCCACGCCCCGAGAATCTGAAGTGTGCCGTCTGTCTGTCCGTTGGCGGTCAGCACAAGGGCGGTGCTGGTCGTCTCGCGGGCGTGCGTGATCTGGTAGTAGGCACCAACGTCCCCGGCGGTAAACCAGTTTGCGGATGCGATCAGCTGGGCGGGTGTTGCGCCGGCTGCGGGCTGCACGCGCATGGTCAGGCTGGTGACGTTCTCGTCCCGCGTCGCTGGCCACCGCCATGCGAATGGCGCAAAGGTCCATGATGCGTCCGTGATCCGGCGCAATTCATGCACCGGGAGTTCCGGGTGGACGAAAAAGACGAGGTCATTGACCTGCGTGAACTGCACGGTGGCGGCCTGTTCCTCGGCCCATGGCGCGGCAAGCTCCACGTCCAGCCGGACACCGTCCTTCCACACACGGAGATACTGGTGCCCGAGTTCGAGCATGTACCTGTCGGTGGCGGATGCGGCAAATGGAATGAGGCGGGCGCGGCGGTCTGGGAACTTGGCGGGTCCAAGGTGCATCATGCCCGGTCGGCGGCGTGTTCCTCCAAGCGGACGCGGCACGGTGTTCCGCAGCAGGCGTGCGCCCTTCCGCAGCTTCTCAAGGTCGTAGCGGCCTGCAAGCTCCGGCGTCAGTTCGCCGGCGTTCCACGCATTGGTCAGCAGGTTCATAGAGTCGCCGCTTGAATGAACGCCTCGTCCATTTCGGCACTGGTCATTCCGAGTGCTTGCCCGATCATAAGGACCATCGGGTGAGTCCGCGGAATTGTAAGCGTGTAGTCCCAGCGCTGTTTCGCCTCCGCCCGCTGCATCTGGTCGGGGATCTCATCGATGAGTGCATCCACCTGGTCGAGCTTGCCAGCGTAGAGCAGCCAAGTGCGGAGCTGCACGGGCAGCAGTGCGTCAGGCACAGTCGGAACCCGTGTCGCATACGTGTAGCCCGCAGCGATTGCAGCCGACAGCAGCATGATGGTCGCCCCATCTGGTGGAGTCCATGGCGTGATGCCGTCCCACCGGATTACGTTAGTGATCTGCCCGCCTATGATTTCCGCGTAATTGTCCATCTTAAAGGTATGTAATAATGATAGCAATGCCAGCACCGCCGCTTCCTCCGTTGCCTCCGGCTGTTGTTCCGCCACATCCACCCGCCCCGCCGCCGCCGTAATTGCCTCCATTGCCTCCGTTGCCTCCCGCTCCTGTGTTTGACCCACGGCCAATGCCGCCTCCCATCCCAATAATTGATGCAGTGCTTATGCCATTGTTTCCGCTCCCGCCAACGGTCGTGTTTGCTGCGGTGCCCGGGAATTGGCGCACGTTAGCTGGCCCAATTGCCTGCCCGTCTCGAGACGCCCCGACTGCGTTGGCTGTGCTTACGCCCCCGCCTCCGGATGCCCCGGCGGGGATGTAGAATGATGATGCACTCATCGCCGCCGGGGCGGCGACAGACCCAGCCGTTCCTGCGTTGGTGTTTTGATTTTGCAGGCCAATGGTGCATCCCGCGGAAATTGAAGCGCCGCCAGTTCCCCCCGTGGTCGTTCCGCCGATGCCCTTCGCTCCGCCCTTTGCTTCGTATCCCGCGAAACTGGTCGCTCCTCCATCCGTTCCGTCTGATCCGCTCACGCCAACTGCGCTGCCTCCGGCACCTCCAGTTCCCCCTGCGCCTACTGCGACAGATTCGGTTGAGCCTAGGACGGACGACAGCAAACTGATTTGGACGATGGCAGCGCCCGCGCCCCCGCCGCCGCCGGGCCTATCGGTGCCAGTCGTATCGCATCTACCGCCGCCACCGCCGCCACCGCCGCCGATCATGATAATGTCGACTTTTCTGGGCGTGGTTGGTGACGGGTTTGTCCACGTATCTGCACCCGTGTAGACCTTAACGTCTACGTTTCCATTTACCGTGTCTCCATTCATGGAGAGACCCATCCCAAGCAGTAGCTCGCGCACTTCCGTCGTCCCCGCAGTCCCCCGCCCAAGCAGGCGAGACGCTGCGGAAACCGCCTGCATCTTGGCGTAGGTGACGGCTCCGTTATCAATCGTCCACGTCGCCCCGCTGGAGGATACGGTGATGTCGCCCTTGTCTCCGTCTGTTACTCCGCTTCCACCCGGTGGGACTGCCCATGTGCCATCCGAACGCAAGAAGTTCGTGGTGCCAGCGGGGGCCTGTGGAACCAGACCTTTAGCCGATGTGCTGAAGGGGTTTAGCATTGCCGTAACCTGCGCGGCAGTCAGGTCTAATGGTGCCGCCGACGATCCGGTGTTGTTTCCTTTGATGGTTCCGGCCGCCATGGCCGCCATCAGTGAATTTGTGACTGTTGACTGGGTGGCAAGATTTCCAAGCGCGAGCGCTACTCTGGCATCCGCCGGGGATCGCCAGACTGCATTTCCCATGTCATCAGAGACGACCATCCAGTCCTCTGCTGGTACGCCTGCGACGTAGAGGGCTTGGTTGTTGGAGTTGACCCACACGCCGTTGAGACTGTCGTAGGTCAGCAGCTGCCCTTCCTGCGGAGAGGAAATCACGACATCGTGCAGCTCTTCAAGCTCGTAGCCGTTGTCGATTTTGATGAGGATCATCCCAACCGTGGACGAAACCCGCTCCACCCATCCGATGCGGACCGCGTGCGCTGGAGCGGCTGGGGGCGTCTGCGTGATCTGCCCGGTGGTTTCGGACAGGTAGAGCAATGCGCCGGCCGTGAATCCGTTGGTGTTGAGGTTCCGCATCGGGCCTGCCCGCTGCACCAGCCCGGTGGCTCCGGCTGCAATGGTGTGCGCCACCAGTCCAATGGTTCCGGCGCTGGTGGCCTCTGTGCTGGCGTCTGCGAGTTTGACGGCGGTGCGGTTGCCCTGGGCTCCGGAGACGTAGACGGGTTGGCCTTTGGTGAGCGTGGTCCCGCTATCGTTGTACACCCGCGTGAATTCCTGCATTGGAATTTCCGCAGTGATGCCGCCCAAGCCCACGGCGAGCGCGGTTTCATCGGGATCGTACCGAATGACGCCGTTGGAAATTGCCAGCGTGGACGATGTGGAAAGCGTGATGGAATCGACGCCAATGTTTCCGGCGTCACTCACTGTGACGGCGCTGCCCTTGAGCAGTTTCCCGGAGGTGCCAGAAAAGCGCGGCAGTGTGTTGTTTACGCTGGAGGATGGGCCAACCACGTCCCCGCTTCCAGGCACGCCGCCACCCGGTGCGCTCCAGGTGGGAACGCCAGCCACCAGCGCCAGCACGTAGGTGTCGGTGGCGGTTCCGGCAAAGCGGGCCGCAGGGAAGGTGCCAGTCGTGATCTGGTCGGCGCTGTGCGTGTGGGACACGGCGGCCTTTCCGGCAAGCGCAGCCACAAGGTCGGCTTGGTCTGCCAGCGTTCCGCCGATGCTTCCCCACGTTGCTGTGCCTCCCGGCGTCGTGCCTCCGGATCCTCCTCCGCAGTACCATGCGGACATGCGCCCCTCGCGCTCCTCGAGGATCTCGGATTGATCCAGCCGGGTGACGCGGGGCTGGCTCTCCACGGCGTCGGCCTCGCGGGCCTGATCGCGGATGGCGGCGGCCATCTGCTCCATTTGCTGGCCAGCCTGCGGGTCGAGCCGGAGGCTGGGCGCGATTGCTGCGGCGAGCCTGTAGGCGAAGTAGGAACAGAAGACACTGTCCCAATCGGTCACGTCAATGGCGTCGGCCACGTACCGCACCCGGCATTCGGCGGAGTTGGTCAGGATGCTGCGGCCCTCTACAGCGTAATCGGTCAGTCGGGTGCCTCCGGGGCGCTGGTTGACGCTCAGAACGCGCAGGCAGTCTTCCGGGAGTGGGTACGCATAACCCCAATCAAAAGGGGGCGCGGCCTCTGCGGCGGTCAGGAGGGCGCGGCGAATGGCAAAATTCCAGTCATAGTCCCGCAGGCACAGCCGGCGCGTGTGGTCGAATGCCCTTCTGCAATGCTCCGCTGCCGGGGACCGCTCGGAGTAGTCGGAGATTCTGGCCTGCCCGAGGTGGGCCAGCGCCATGTTGCAGAGTTCGGTGGGCGTCGTCATGCGGGAAAAAAGGGCAGGGTGCCCCGCTGGTCAAACGGGGCACCCTGCTGCGGTCAGGCTTCGACGGTGCGGAAGGCAAGCTCGACGACGAACTTGGCTGCGGCATTGGTCGTGGTGACGGTCGTGAACTGAATCCGGAGCGAATCCGTGTCACTCAGGACGGCTGGCTCCGTGTTTGCTGTGGCGGCAAATGCCAGCGAACTGGCGGCGGTGCCGTTGGCGTGCGTGAGTCCGGCGGTGATGTCGGTCGCGGTCCCGGCCGCGTTTACTCGCTGAAGCTTGCTCACCAGAGAATACGTTCCGGAGATGTGCCGGATTCGGCACTGCTCTGGAATGATCTGGTAGCCGCTTTCCGTGAGGCGTTGGCAAAGCTCGTGCCACTCGTTGGCAACCTCGTTTCCGAGCAGTGTGACCTCGAACCGGGCGTGTTTGACCGGGCTGAAGAGTCGCTGCCCCGGAATGACCACAAGGCGGCCGGGGTTGCGTTGGGCTGTGGAGATGTCGGAGAATCCGTTGGCCATAATATTGGATGGTTACTGGTTTGGGTGCTGTGGATTACGACTGCTTGCAGGCAACCAGCTGAACGCCGGGATCCAGAGCGCGCATGGCGCCGAATGCCATTTGGCTCAAGAACTGGATGGCATTCCGCTTCATGGGCAGGCGGTCGATGGTCAGGGTCTGGATGATTGGGCTGACCTTAAAGGCGCGACGGGTGAACGCCACGCAAGTCCGGGTGGTGGTGGC